GAAAAGAACTTACGTAGAAAATCAGGTAGTTCCATGGTTACACGAACTTGTTGCATCTTCTGTACAAACTCTTCGCTAAACTTATTAGCTTTTAGTACAAGTGCATAATCAGCACCAGATGCAGGGCCACCCTGTTGTTTTGAAACTAGGGCAATGTGTGAACCTTCACCACTAAAGTCAATATCACTTAGTTTGCGCTTGGTTTTACGTTTTGTAGCTTGTGTCATTTTGTTCCTTTATTTAGTGACCAACCCATGACACTCTTGCGTTTCTTTTTAGAGAATAGTTCACAGAGTCTGTTTTGATCTAGATTGAATCTTTCACATAATTCGTAGCGAGTACCTGAAAAACATAAACCTTCTTTGTTAATGAAAGAATAAACCGTTTGGTCAATCTTGGAAAGTTTTCTAGCTGAATTAATTCTTTTCAGTGCATCTTCAATTGCTTCATTTGGGGCTAATATACCCCATCCACAACTTTGTTGAAGCTTAGAATTCTTACTAAAAAGTTGACTAAATGTTACCCTGTCTAAATTCTCAGAGTTTATTAAATTCATTCTTGTACAACGTTTAAGTCTTCCGTCTTTCGATAAGAAATCATAAAGCTGCTTATCTGCCATTTTTAAAGATTTTAATTCTTTGGCTTTTTCGCTAACTTTATAACCACTTGTACCATCACCACCATTTGTTAAATTAGTGAGTGGGTATCCAAAATATCTAAATTCAACGATTGTATCTTTTTCGCACTGAAAGGCTTCGTCTTCGGTGAGATTCACAAATACAATTTCAACAGAATAACCGTGTTTATCTTTAGTGTTTTTCCAATAGTCGTTACGACCATCAGAAGTAAAAGCTCTATTACCCTTACCTTTTCCAACATAAAATGGTTTATTATCTGTTAACCTTCGATGAACATATACATAAAATATATTATTCGTCTTCTGCATCTTCAACACTCGCTAAAGCACCAATCGAAATACCAGTAACTTCGTCATCTTTAATCATCTGCCAAAGAGTATCATCGTGTACTTGTAGTGTCATTAACCATGTTGATTTCTTAACAAACTGATCGTTTAAAACCATATCACAGGGTGCTAAGTATGATTCAATAACATCAAAAGTATCTGTCATTACTAAATGAAACAAATTTGCTCTCATCATGGACTTATTAAAAGATTCTTTAGCTTTACGAACTTCGTTTTCCGATGTATAATCACCATGTAAATCTGTGTGATCAGGGATCATTGCAACATACGTTACTTGCTTTAACTCTTCATCAACTGCTTTTGTAATGGGTAGATTAATTCCCGATAAGATATCTTCTGAATTAACTTCAGCATCTGTAATATCTTTAATGTAGCTCTTTAGAATATCTTCTTGTTTAAGAATTCGTCTTGCGAAAGCTAAACCAGCAGAACCACCCCAAAGTAACCATGCGATAGTACCTGCAGTAGGACCACCATCTGGCATTTTCTTTTTAGGGTCATAGTTCTTTTCATGACGACTAAAGAAAGAGTACATTCTTTTCACAGTGTCTAAAGAAAGATTACCATTAATGATATCTCTTGCCCGTGCTACACCGGAACCTACGCCTTCTGTCTTGGCTTGGGAAGCATCTAAGCCACCTCTACCGTATTTTTCACGTAAAGCTAGACCACGTTTGGCATTGTTCATCATCGCATCCGTAGGAGCGAAACTCTTAGCTTTACTAATTTTTTGCTCTGGTTGCATGTTATCCTCTTTTTGTATACATATTAATCATAATTATACCATATTTATATAGGAAAATCAAGTGAAATTATTAGTTCCACTTGATTTTACGTTAAAAGAACATTAAAAAGTTACCTAATCCACTACCTACAACTGGAGGTACATAACTAGCAGCTTCAAAATACCAACCTAATGATCCGTTATTAATTGAATTAGGACCAGCATACCAAGTATTAAATAAAGGAAAAGCTCTGACATTATTAATAGTTAAAAGATTTACGTTAGGATTTGTAGCTCCAATAAATATTAATGAAGCAGGGGCTGCAGCACTAGTACCTGATATAGTAGAGTTAGTACTCAAAGTAAACTGCGTTACTTTTTGAACAGTTGCAGCTAGAGATAATGTAGATGATCCAATACCTGTAATATCTTTAAATATATTATTACCGCCCAATGTGAAAGGTCCGGTATTAATATTTAAAGCAATACCACTATAATCTAAACTACCAGCATTAAATGTCCGTGTAAGCGAGTTAGTAAAGGATAAAGTACCAGTTCCTAGAATTGTTACACCACCTACTGTAGTAATATCAAAAATACCTGTTCCAGTAGCTACCCATAAAGTATTAGTACCAAAATTAATAGTTTTAGGTAATGTTCCAGTTGTTCCAAAGAACGGGCCTGTAACTCCATAACCATTCGTATTAAAAGTTCCTGCAGATATATCTACACCGTAAGATGTAGCAGCACAAGAAAAAGCATCTTGTAGGTTAACTGAACCTCCGGGACTATTAATAAATAATCCAAAAGGAATATTTTTACCTGCACTAATAATCTTCTGAGTTGTTCTACCAGCAAATGTAATTCTTGTATTAGTTGCAGTTATTACAGACGCTGCACCATGAATTAAATCGCCATAAATAGTTGGAAGAATACCAGCTAAAGCTAATGTTAGAGTATTTGTACCAAGAACTGTACGAGCACTCATATCAATAGTTCCAATATTATAAGCACTACCCATTGTTACAGCAGACCCGTTAGCTGGTGTTGTTGCTGGAAAAACAGCAGTATCTTGAGCTAAAGGCATGAAGTTAAAGGAAGGAGTACCAGTTGGAGTGTCAGACCATACAGCAATACCACTCCCCCAAAAACCTGAAGAACTGCTAGACCAATAAACTGTTTTAGGAGCATCAAATGTAATACCACTATTACCCTTACAATCACCGAAACGAGTACCACTAATAGGGGAGGCTGTTCCAATTATATTGATATCTCTAAAATCAAGATTACCAGCACCGGATGTAAACGTATCAACAGCAATAGTTCGTGGTGTGCCTATTACAGATGATGCAATCATAATACGTTTTGTCGCATCCGAAGAAGCAGCTGCTGTTAGTGTACCAATTGTGATATCATTTAACAAAGTAATATTACTAATACCTGAAGCTGTTCTAGGATTAATAACTAGCGTATTAAAAGTAGGGCTATTATTAATTGTTAAAGTATAATTTGTAACCTGATTTTGAATAGTTAAACTATTAAATTTATGATTTCCTAAAATACTTAATGTAGTACCAGATGAACCGAAAATTACATTATAAAAATTAAGGGCTGGACTTGCAGAGATACCCTGAGTGCTATTACTTAATGTTAAAGTTGATGTACCAGCATTCCAATTAAAATTAGAAGCATTTGTAATAGTTAAACCACCACCTGTACCTGTAACTGCAAAAGCAGAGTTATTTAATTTCAATGCTCTAACATTACTATTATTAGAGGTAAATGTAAAACAATTAATTGAATACCCTGCTGTATCTAATGTACCATTTGTTAAAGTAATAGCTCCAGTAGGACCAGCACCTAGACTTAATGCATTACCTAATATCCATTCAGAACCTATACCATTAACTGTAAAACCAGCGTTTGTATACTGACCAGAAGTGGTAAAAGTATTTCCTGTGGCTGAACCTGATAAAGTAAAACCTCCTGACCAAGTTCTTGTAAAACCAGACGGAGGGAGAAAAAGACTTCCATGTAATACTAGTGGCGCAGTACCTGCCCATGTTACTGTTCCAGAAGCTGGAGGTAAAAATGTTAAAGATTTGCATCTTAACACAGTAGCTGTGGATATAACAGTATAACTAGTTGCACCAGATAAATTGTCAAAAATTACATCATCTGCTGATGTAGGGACTGAAGCTCCTCCAGCGCCCCCAGTAGTAGTTGACCAATTGGTTGTAGTTGTTGCATCCCATGTACCATTTCCACCTACCCAATAACGAGTTGTTCCTGTTGGTGCATTTGCAAGAATTACACCAGTGCCTGTACCTGTTGAGTTAGGACCAGCATAAAATTCTCCGGGACTTGTCGTACTAATAGGTGTAGTACCCATTGCAAGATAGTTTACACCGCTTACTCTTGCTCCTACAATAGTAATAGCATTTGTACCAGTTACAGTAACCAAGTTACCCACTGTACCCGTTACAGACCATTTGCCAATAACCGGAGCACTTGTGCCTAAAGCAATAGTATGAGCAACAGTTTTAGTTGAAGCTAATTCACCTATAGTTGGAGCAATTCCACTGAATGTTGTAGTAGAAATACCTGTTGCACCACCAATAGTTATTTTATTATAGTACTGTCCAACACCTGATGAAAATGTCCGTGCTGTGGTAGAAGTATCACTTAATACAATATTAGAAGTATCTGCAATTAAAGTACCTGAGGTATATGTCCAAACTGTACCAGTACCAGTTAAGGTCCAAGTACCCGAACCCATTTTACAAGTTCCAGCAGTTAGTGTACATGAACCAGTAGTTACATTATACGTAACAGCATCAAATGTACCACTTGTTAGCGTAAATGTACGAGTTGAAGTTGTCGTTAATGCATCAGTTAATTGTAAATAACTGTTATTAACTCCAATAGATGCTGGTATTGTTTTTCCAGCACTTGTAAGATTCTGAGTACGTCTTCCAATAAAAGAAATTGCACCTACACCTGTAAATAAAGTATTTGGACCAGTAATCCAATCACCGTACATTGAAATAGTACTATTATTAAAATTCAAGGTTAACCCTGAATTATTTGCAGACATATCTATTGTACCTATAATATCATTTGAAAAAATTATAGTACCGTTAGTTGGATATCCATTTGCCAAAATAGCTGTATCTTGAGGTAATGGATAATAATTAGAACTTGTACTGCCCCCAAGAGTTAAAGACCAGTTGGGATTATTAGACCAAAAACCTCCTGCCGCAGATGCCCAGTAGACGGTTTTAGGATTATCAAATATGATTCCGCTATTACCTTTGCCATCTCCAAATCGAGTTCCACTGATAGGGGCAGCTGCTCCAACTATGCTAATATCTCTAAAACTAAGATCGGAAGCTGGAGTCGCAAAATTATTTACTGTTAAGGTTCTAGTAATTCCTACAATGTCTGAAACAACATATGTTCTAGAACCATTTAATATTAAACTTCCTGTAATAATCTGATCTGCACCAAATACAATAATAATTCCAATATTGGTTGTTGGAAAACTAAAAGTATTAAAAGTATTAGCACCATTAATTATATTTAAAGCTGAAGTACTACTATTCCAAACGTTTGGAAAATATACATCATTATAAGTTAAGCCACCACCATTAAAAGTAAATCCATCCTTATATGATAAATACATTGCTGAAGATGAGACATTAAGAGTTATATTAGTATTTGTAAAAGTAAGAGGTGTAGAAGAACTTAAATATATTGAACTATTTATTAAATCCACAGTTCTAATATGTAACAGAATAACCATTTGTTTTAAATGTTCCTGTAGTTACAGTAATACCGCTTGCATTACTTACAATAAATGCATCAGATAATTGAACAATGCCTCCAAGTGCATCAATAACAATTGGCATAGTAAATGCTTTGCCATTGGTAAAAATTGCTTGAGTTGTACGTCCACTGAAAGTTATAATATTAAGTGTACCAAATGCAGTACCAGTACCATTCTTCCAATCTCCAAACACTGTAATAGCTGCTCCTATTGATAATGTCATAGCAAGTGTTCTGGCGGACATATCAACTGTGCCCACAGAAGGATTAGTAGTATCTATGGAAACTGTACCTCCAACACTTCCTGCGTCTGTAAATGCAGCCGTATCTTGAGGTAATGGATAATAAATTATGTTTGGAATTCCTGTTGGAGTATTTGCCCAAGCGATTGACGAATTCCAGTTACCTGTAGCATTAAAATTCCAATAGACCGTTTTAGGAGCACTGAAAATAATCCCTCTGCAACCAGTTCTATCACCTATACGAGTACCACTAATTGGGGCTGCAGAACCTACTACATATAAATCCTTAAAATCAACATCTACAATATTGGGAGTTCCATTAACCGTTAATGTTTGAGCAATGCCTGTATTAGCAGATGAAAATACTACTCTTCTATTTGCAACAGGGTTTGTAATAGATAAAACTCCATTAATAGTCTGAGAA